TATTAACCGACTCTCTAAATGTATCTTTAAGTAAAAAAAGTGCAGCTGCATAAGTTCCTATCTTTGTTTTAAGACCAGGTACTTTTGAAAATATCTTTTTGATATTGAAAACTAATTTGTGTAGGATTGTGTATGCGTTTTGCAATTGTGATGTGGATAATTCCACGGCAGGTTTTGTAGAACCCTCTTTTTTTATACGATTGCCTTTTTCATCAATGATACCTAATTTATAAGCATCTGTTTTTTCAAAAGGGGTTACAAGTAATTTTATGAATCTATATGTTACAAATAAATCTATCGCTCTTCCCATTATAGTTCCTTTAATGTTTCTAATACATATTTATCTTCATCTATAAATTTTAATTCGTAATCATGCAACATATTTAAATAGATTAGAAAAGATTTCATTGCAGGGTAATGTATTCGTTCTAATTTGTGCAAAAGCAAAGTTATAGCTGCAGTAGAACCAAAAACATTTTTAATAACTAAAAAGTGATTTAAAAGCAATCTTTCTTTTAAAATCTGTGTGTCAATATACTTCTTTAACAATCGTTTGATGTATTTAAATCTTTTTAAATCATCTTGAAATTCATGTTCCCCATCACATTGAGGGTTATCATAGTGTTTCATTGCAAACATTATAATATTATCAGAAGTTATTTTCTCAAACATTACTCTATACGAGCGGTTAACTTACATGAATTATTTTCTATCATCTCATAAGATATATTTAAAGATAGGCCGCCTTCAACTTTAGTTCCATCATCATTCAAAAACTCATCATGTGGTGTGTCTGTATCTTTTCCAAATCTTCCACCGAATACAGTTATCGGTAGACTTACTGTGCCTGAGGCACCTTCCATTTTAGGTGTTGTTCCAAATCCAATTCCTAAACGATTTAATTTTTGTCTTATTATGTTAATTGCTTGTTCAGGTAAAACATAACTCTGATTTGCAACTGAACCTACAAAAGCATTTATTTTTCTTAATACTTCTGGGTCTGACAATTGTGCTGGATTAATATTGTCATCAGCAGGTTCATAAAATTGTCCAACTTTATTTTCTTTAATATGTTGTTTAAATGTTCTCATGGTACATCTTTCTTAAATGGGGGGCAAAAGCCCCCCTAAAGTAGCAAATATAACTTAGTTAGCAATATCAACTAAACCAAAGTCAGTTGCAGCTTTGTGTGTAGATAGAACTGCCCAAGCAGTACCTACCCAAATCAAAGTTGCTGTATCGCCGTCATCAGCAAAAGCGATGTCAGCATAACCTAGTGGATCAGCAGGTGTTAATGCAGAAGCACCAGTTGAGTCTGTGTCAACAACGATTATTTTGATTTGTCCAACAACAGTACCATCAGCAAGAGTTGTAGCTCCGTTTGTTGATTCTAGTTCTAACTTTGTTAGTGCTGTAGTAATAGAAATAGCACCTGAGTTAGCAACAGCTGTAACGTCATCTACTGAATTTGAAAATCCAATAAATGAAGGTAAGTTATTGATAAAGTTTGTAACTGAAACTTTTTTATTGATTGGTGTTCCAGTAGGATCATCAATCACATGAAGTAAGTCTGCACCAGCAACACCTGTTGAAAGGTCTGTAAGTGCGGTAATTTTCTTATCGGCCATTTGGCTTCTCCTAGTTAATTTAAACCTCTTAATTGAGGAATTTTACTGTAGGTAGTTACTCAAACTCCTACATCACATTTCGGTCTGAGATTTTTCCTCATGTCCGACATTATTTAATTCTTCTAAAAACAGTTCGCATTGTTGTTTTGCACCTAAGGTTGCATTTAAATTTGCGATCAGTTCTAATTTCTTCTTATCACATTCTGCTACTTGATTTTTCAAAGTAACAACATCATTTTCAAGTTGTTTAACTTGTTGCTCTAGTCTATTCTTGTTTACACTCATAATATCCTCACAAAATTTATAATATTATTTATATCAGTTTAAGAAACTGTAAAAGATGCATCAGCAGAAGCGGCAATTGTTAAACTGACTGCTGTTGTATCTTCTAATAATAGGTCTCCACCTGTTGTAGTTTGTCCACCTGAAGTAGATGAATTAACTTCTATTGATTCTAATGTTCCACCATCTGAAACATTACCAATTTCTTCAAGAACTCTATCACCATTCATTTGTGTGATAAGACCACTATTCAAACTAATAGCGTCATCTGAATTAATACCTAAAGTATTATTTGTAACATTAGAGGTTCTTGTATCTGTAGATGCTGGTAAAGCAAATGCGATAACTCCTCTTCTTAAATCAGATGATGCTTCTCTAAAGTCCATAATTGTTCCAAAAGTAGAACCCAATGCACTAGCTTGTTTTAATTGCAATTGTGGTGTACCTGTAACTTGAATTGGCTCATTGTAATAAACATAAGCGGTAACATCTCCTAGAGATGAAGAAGCTACACCTGTAAAGGTATCTCCATCTGGATAGTATTTTGTTTTATCTGTCAGATTTCCAATTGTTATTTGTTGTGCTGTTGGTTCACCTAATCTTTTTTGTAAATTACGAACACAAACTAAAACCTCTGGGTCAGCACTAGCATTATCGTTTCCGTTTGCACCAGTTCCAGCTGCTCTAACCCAACCTGATTTAGTTGCGTAAGTATTTTCTTTTGAGTATTCACCTGAACCATCTGCAGCCTCTGTCAAAAATTTTGGTTTTGCTTCACTGGCATCTGTGCTAAATTGAACTCTATCGCCCGAATCATTAACACCATTAGCATCAGTTCCGTTGAAAACCAAAAAGTTATCATTCAAAGATTCAGCAGCATCTTCTAAAACAATAAAACCTGTTTGACTTGCTCCCCATAAAGGCATTTTCTTTCTCCTAAATTATAAAAGTTTTTCTTCTTTTATTTATAATTATTTATATCCTAATCTTGAAAGTTCACTTAATGTTTTACTAACATCTGTATGATGAACTCCAATACCACCTTTTGCTTCCCATTCTCTAATATTTTTGATGTAATCATCAATTAAAACATTTGATTTTCCATTCGTTTGAGCATATGCTTGTTTTTGCTCACGAGCAACCAAATGTATCTTCCCTCTTTTAATATTTGTATTCTTTTGTAACCATTTCATTTTACCTGATTTAGAATTTTTAGTTTTTCTAGAAAATGCAGAAAGTATATGAGGGTCATACTTTGCAATTCTTTGATATAACTTTCTTGCACCAGGCATCCACTCTAAATTTTCCCAAAATCCTTTGGTCTGACTTATCATTTCCCAACGGGCAACTCTGTCCGTTGTTACAAAGATTCCGTTTACAGCTGCATCTGCGGCCTTCATAAAATTACAAAGAACCTGGTCCATATCACAATATATTTCAGGCAAGTCCTCTGTAGACTTAACCCTAGTTTCTTCTAGGGAAATCATTTTTATTCCTCTGTTTTTGGATGCACTTCCACTTTTGTCATTTTTTTACCAGTGGCAGTTTTCTCCTCTTTCTTATTTTTGAAAGGATTCTTACCTTCATTGGTTTCCCAAACTTTTGCTAGAGCTTGTCGCATAGACATATTTTTTTCTTGTTGTGTCACTTCTATTTCCTCACTTTTTACTGCTTTAGATATAGCTTTTCTTCTTCTATGTAAGTATTTATCTGATGAGTCTACATCACCATCATTGTCAATATCTTTGTCTTTTCTGTCTTTAAATTTCTTTTTAACAGCATCTGGGTTTAGTTTATCTAACTCTTTAAGAGCTCTTTCAATAACATTCACTTTTCTCTCCTCTTTCTGTTCGCCTGGTGTAATTTGTTTTAGGTAGTCTGTGTATCTTTGAGTTCCTATCTCATATGCTTCAGATTTACCTCTGACTTTAGAAGCCAAATCTTTGTCTGCACCACCCCAAGTTCCTTTTGATTTTGTTACAAAAGAGTTAACTCTAGCAAATGCCCATTGTTGAGGTGTTGTGCCTGGTCTATGACCTGTTCTCCACGCAGCCATTCCTCTATCATATACTTGTTTTAAAATACCATATGGCATACCTGACTTTTCTGCCTTTTTTACAAGTCCTTCAATTTTTTCGTTAAGTTCAAATTCTTCTTTTATGTCTGTTCTTCCAAAACCTAGTTTTGGGTCTCCTTTTTCCATTGAGTCAATATGTTGTAACATATAATCATCAATGTCATCTGCAAGTCCAATCTCCCCTGCTTTTTTCATAATTTGATTATATAAATCTCTTGCCTGTGATTTTTGTTCATCTGTTGCCTCACCAGCATCATGAGCTTTCATTTCAATCTCATAAAACTTGTCTTGTAATCTTGTTAGTTCTTCTGCACCTTCAACATCTGCATTTTTCTTCATGACATCTTGAGCAGACCCACACATATGAAAATGTTTAGTAGTATAATTTCCAACTGTGATTTCATGTTCTGGTTGTTCAGTAATTGCTTTCTCTAAATCTTTTGCTTGTCCAGCGTGTGCATCACTTGCTTTCTTTAACTTTTTAATTATACCTTTTAATTTAGGTTCATCTCCCTTGTCAAGTTCTTCATTTTTAGATACATATTCAAAAAGTTTTTTATCACCACCCATATTAACTTTACCAAATACCACTCCTAGTATTTTATCAATTGTGCGATCTGGTTCACTATCTTGAGCACCAAGTTCTGAATATTTACTTTGAACTTTATCCATATGTGCTCTTGCAGTTTTATAATCTTTCATCATTTGAGCTCTTCTAATTTCTTTATTCATTGCCATATTTGCAGCTTTAGATTTAGACATAGAAGTATATAATTCAAAATCAACATTCATACCACTCTTGAGTTTCTTACCCTCATCAAACATTTCAACTTCTTCTTTATACATATTCAACTCAAATGGTTTTGAACCACCTTTATTGTAAACTTGAATCTGTAAGTTACCACCTCTACCTTTGAGTCTGTATTTATTTGTTTTACCTTCAGATGGTTTTCTTGGGCCAGTTGCTACTTTACTGTCAATCTCTTTTGAGTCTACTGTAACACCCAACTTCTTCTTTGCATAATCATATGCGTGTTGCATTGCACCAGAAAATGTACTATGATACAAGTCATACTTTTCATCAAGTGATTCTTGTGTCATAACTTTTGGTTTAAATTTTTTCATAACATCTTTGTGATACTTAGTCATATCTCTATTACCAGCATCAACTGAAATCTCACCACCACGAATATTATCATCATTTACATCAAAACTCATCAATTGAATACCATCAAAATATGCCTTAGCAGCTTTTGCATCTCTTTCATTTTTAAACTTATACTCTACATACTCAACCTTCTCATCAAGTTCAGTTTCTTCTTTTATTTTGGTTGCAAGTTTTACTCTAGTATATGATAACTCATCACCAACTTTTATATCAGCTGGTTTATTATCTGTAGTTGCAAATTTGCCAATTTGGATAACTTTTGAACCAGCATTTTTCTTCATCATGTCTATGGCTTTTTTCTTATCCCTAAACTGACCTATAACTTTATTTTTAGAACCTTTTTCTAAAACAATAAACATACCTTGACTTTTTGCCTCATTAACTATTTCTACATTTGGTTCTATACCTTTACTATTTAAGTATTTCATAAATTTAACCATATTAGATTTTGTTGCACCAATTCTACCTGTGCCTTTATCTTTTAGGTCTGTCATTCCAGTTGGTGCATTGAAAAGTGTTAATCCTAATCTTCTACTCATTTGCAAAAATGCATTGTATATTCCTTGTGGATTTCTTGAATAATCAAAGTCTACGATTGTTTCATCAAGTTCAACTTCTTCTTTTAAACCCCTTTTCTTCATTTCTTTTTCAATACGTTTAATCATATGTAGAGTAGAAGGCATCTTTGGGTCTTTCTTTTCAGCATCACGCATTTTCTTCATCATAGATTTAAGATTATCATCAGACTGTTTTGCCATTTTAGCATCTTCATCAAGTTCAACCCCTACCTTATTCTCATCAGGGTTGAACTGTTCTTTCATAACAGATAACATATCTTTGTAAGACTTCTGCATTTTTTTCTGAAACTTCAATCTGTCCAAAGGTTTCATTCTCATTGCTTTATCTAGGGCTGCTTGTGCAACATTTATTGGAACAGATTGTTTCTTGCCGTCATCAAATGTAACTTTGAAAGTAGACATATTAGTTGCTTTTCTTAACTGATTGATGATATTTTTTTCACCACCATCATCCTCGCCAGATGCATATGCTGATTTTCTACCCTCATCATACTGATTTACTTTTTCCATTAACTCATATATGTTTGTTATATTACGCATATTTTTTTCCTTTTTAGTATTTATAAAACCATTGTTTTAACTCTGGCACATAATCTCGCAAATCAAACCCTCTATGTTCGTTCATTTTTTCCATCTCTACAAAGAATAATTCTTTATTATATTTTTCATCTAATGTAATACGTTTCTTAGAATTAAAATGTAAATCTGACTTTTCTAATTCACTCATTCGTTTGTCAAAAATATCTTCAGGTAGTAAATCACAACAAGAATATTTTGGCTCTATGACCCAATTATGAAAAACAATTTCACTAATATATTCTTTGTCTTTAAAATAATCATATATTTGTTCTAAGTGAAAGTAATTATATAAACTAATTGTAACACTTATTTGAACTTTTCTACCAGTTTCATAATGATATCTCTCTATTGTTTCAATAGTTTTGTTAAAAACTCCACCTCTAATCCAATCATAAACTTTTCCAACTCCATCAACACTTGCATAAATGTTTAGATTTGGAAGTCTTTTTAATATGCCCATAGCCTCTGGCGTTATTGTGTGCATATTAGATACTATATTTACATTACATTTTGAATTAACTTCAAGTAGTTTATTCAGTATTCTAATGTTTCTAATATCGGCAAAAGGTTCTCCACCCTTTATTTCCAAATATTCCAATCCATATAAAACATTTTCAATCTTAGAAACAGCAGAATCATCTAACTTTTGCATTGGATAAACTTCTCTTCCAAAAAGTTTATCTAATTTTTGCCACTTGTGACTATAAAAACTACTACAAGTTGCACAATCAGCATTACATAAATTACCTAAAGTATATTCTAAATATCTTATAGGTGAAGATAATTCAAACTCTCTTCCTTTTGCATCTTCATATTCATACTTAAATTTATAATGCTCTTCAATCGTTGTTTTAAAAGTTTGATTTCCAAGCTGTTCTTGTAAAACACATTTCTTACAAGGATATAAATCTAGTATTTTACCATCATTTAAAGAATTTCTATAATAATCCAAAACTTTAGAATTATAAAATTTTTCCAAATCATCAATATCATTTATATGTCCTAAAGAGTGTTGTTGACTCATACAGCACAACACAACATCTCCACTAGGACAAACGTAAAGACCCACGAATGGAACTTTACACCATAATTTAGTCATTTAAACTCCGTTAAGTAAGACCACCTAAATCTGTACCAGATGAAATTATATCACTTTCGTACTCTAACTTACCTGTTGTCGCATTGAATTTCAATAACTTTCCATCTGCTTTATCAGTATCATCAACGTCATCTAATCTATTAAGTAAAACTTCACCACTACCAGAGCCAGACATATCCATTGATGCTATTTTTTGAGAGATATTTGTCCTAAATCTATCAAACTCTGCTCTTAAATCAATACTTTTTTCAACTTGCTCATTAAATTGCTCTTTAGGTAAATGTTCTTTAATCATTCTTGTCACTCTTTCTTCAACATATTTTATTTCTCTTCTCATTCCATTTATCATGTTATAAAATTCATTTGCATCTATTAATCCAGCTTTTTGTAATGTATTATTAACCTCTTCTTGCTGTTTTTGTTTTGTGATTTCTTTCATCTTTTCAATGTAATCACGATAGACTTTTGCCTCTGCGGTTTTACCCATCTCCTTAGCTCGTTGTTCCATTGCAACTGCAGCTTGAACTTTATGTGCATGAGTCTTGCCAGAGTTTTCTATTTTTCTTATACTAGCCCTTGCAGTTTCAACATCTTTAAATCCCAATCCATGAATAGTTCCCTTTGGATTTTCATCTGTATATAAATCTGAGTGTTTTTTAGAACCTGCAGGTTGACCTGGTTTTCTTGGAATTCTTGGATTAGATTTTTCTGGTAAACCTATTCTAGAAAACATTTTTGTTTTAGGTAAACTTTTTTCTTTTTTAACATCAACACCAAGTAGTTTTGATAATCTATTTGACATACTCTTTCCTTAATTATCTACTTTTGCACCAGCACGCCATTGGAAACAACTCCAATATCTCGCTTTTGTTTTAGGACCTGGGTCATCACAATTGTGTCTTGCACGAAAACTTTTTCTTGCAGCTGGGTCATCACGATTAATACCCATGTTAGGGTCTCCAAAAGTTACTTTAACTATATTATCTTTTTCATTCTTTACATAGACTCCAAATTTTTTAGTGCTACCTGTTGGCAATCTAAAGGGGTCGTTTAATTTAACTTTACGACCTTGATATTCTGACTCTGTAATTACATGATCATAACAAGAACAATCTTCTTTTACATCAGCGGCCAACATATCTTGAGTAGTTCGTTTCCCTTTAACTTTGTACACACTCGGGTCTCTATAAATTATTTTTCCTGATTTTCTTTTTACTGGCACTCTAAGATTTGAGAATTTTTTATCTTTTCTGAAATATGCCTTTTCTTCTTTTTTTTCTTTTTTGTCTTTTGTATCTAGATAGGCTGCGATTGCCATATCTCTAATCTTCTTATCTGATTTACCTTTAAACTGTGGTGCATCTGATTTTCTAAAGTCATCTATGTAATCACCAGCGTCTGCATCTTTACCAAGTTTCTCATTTATCTTTGAGGTATCAGTTGCCATAAAAGGCCCTCGTCTTAATGCTTTAAATGATATATTGGTTTCGTTACCAAACAATTCTTTTGGGTGGATAATTTTAAATGTAACCATTTCAGTAGAGTTGTTAATCTTCTTCAACTCCATATCTATTTCTTTATGAACTTTACCTTTAAATTTTAAACCATGTGCAGTTACAAGTTTCTGAACTTTACCTTGAGAAACTGCTTGTTTTGCTCTTTCTCCAAACATCTGTTTATACTTCTGTGTATGTTTAGATGGTTTTGTTTTTCCCTTTGCATCGCCTGGTGCTGGTTTATATGCAGCTGGATTGTCATCATCCATTTTTGCACCTTTTCTAAAATGGGCAGCCCTAGCATCTTTTGTTTTTTTCTTGACACCAGAATAGTATTTTGCTGGTTGTGTGCCTGGGTCATCTTCTACGTCTTTGTCTTGTTTTACTTTTCTTAGTTCGTGCAACCATGCTTTATGAACTTTTCCCTCATCATCTGCATATGCAACATAATTTGTTCCTTTATTTACTATTGTTCCAATAATATCATTTGCTTCAACTAAATCTCCAACATTCCATATCTGGTTTGTGACGTATAAATCTCTAATTACTTGATAGTCATCAGGTTCAATTTCTTCTTTGATACCCATGTATCTACGAACATCACGAAACAATGTTCTGCCATCTCTGAATGTTTTTGGTAATCCTTTGAGAAAATTTGTGACATCATTTTCACTTGCGGCCGCTCTCATCTTTGATGCAGACATTCCACTAACACCCTCTGCATCTGGGTCTCTTTCTCCAGCAGATACAACATTTATCTCATCAAAATCATAATATCCATGTCTACCATTTACTTTATTGTATTTTTTTATTAGACTATCAAATTCTTTGACTCTATCTGAACCAACAACCATAGTTACTGAAGTATATCCTTTGTTATATAAACTTACTACAATCTCAAAAACTGTTTTCTCTTTACTTGCCATGATATTTTTTGCATATCTTGGAAACATCTTTCTCATATATGCAACTTTAAGTGCGTGTGGTAGTGGGTCTTTTTTAGGATTTTGTGAATGTGATGGATAGATAAACATATCAGTTCCACTTGAGTTTCTTACAAGTGCTGATAATAATTTTTCGTGTCCTATTGTTGGTGGATTGAATCTTCCAAAAGTGAAAGAGGCAAACTTCTTAGCCTCTGTTAATTCTTTGAATTTTTTCATTTATCCCATGCCTTTATAGCTGTAAAGTTATTAAAACTAAATTCCATTCTATCTACTAATTTTACTGCATTACCGCCTACTCTGTCAATAGCAACATATCCCTCTGGGTTAGTCACTTTAAATCCATTAGCAGTTTTAATAAAAGTATCTGTTAACTGTTTAACACTATTTAGTTTTCTAACGATTTGCATCTTCGCATCTATCACATGATTTTGAAACCTTAAAACTTGTTCAAGATTTCTTGTATGTTTTTTCATTTCTATAACATATTGTTTTTGTATATTCTCATATTTCTTTTTGGCTGCAGGTGTTTTTACTTTATCAATTTGTTTCTGAATTGTTTCTTTTACCCAATCTACATAACCCATTGCGTGTTGTTTTGGATTTTTAATTGGAGCTCCAATTCTTACTTTACTATTTGTATATGTTTTTAATGTTGCACCTACAAGAACACCTGTCATACTATCTTGTAATTTTAAAAACTGTCGTAACATAGGACCACTAATCGTTTGAAATGTCCTACCTGTATCTGATAATGTTTTTGTAATACTTTCTGTTTCTCTCACACTAAAGGTTGCTCTACCTGACACATCTTTATAACTCGCATCATCCATCCAAACAGTAGATGGTTTTTTCAAAGAAGATACATTAACTCCAAAAGATGCTTTCATTGTAGGTAAAGTTTTGCCTGTATATGTTGTATGCCAGACAACACCAATGTTTGCTCTTTTAATTAATTTAGCAAAATCTGAACGTACAGGTACAGCGTAAACAATAGTGTTAGGTTGAAAAGTAATAAAATCAGCCCCGTCAATAGTAGTGCTTTCAGTATCATCAGTAAACATGAGGTCACCTTGAATAACACCCTTGATGCCCAGTTTTGAGAACTCTTGTAATGCAATTTTGAATTTTGAATTAAGTTCGCCTGATAAGTCATTATCAATATCCTTATTTGTTTTATATAATTTTGGATTAACATTAAAGACAGATTTTTTTGCAACAAAAAATTTGCCATCTTCTGGGTCTATTCCAGCAAATATTGCTGGAGCCCCATCCCATTTTACGGTCATGTTAACAGAACTTCTAGAACTACCTGCCAACATATCTCTTAATGATTGTAAGAAATTAATTGCAGCCCTACCTCCGTCAACTCCATAGTTGAGAATTTCATCTTCTAAATGTTCTAGGTGTAAATTTTTACCACCTTTATCTTCGTATAAATAAATCATTTACTTATACCATTGTATTTTACTGCAAGACCAGTTGGATATTGACCTAACTTCTTTTGACCAGCATTACCAGATTTATTTGAACGAATAGACATTAACATTACAACTTTTTCATTTACAGATTTTAATTCTAGTAACCATTCTTGTTTTGATTTTCCTTTTGTTGCTTTTATAAATTGAACTTGTGGTAAGAAAACTCCTAATTCATCTCTATCAGTTATCTCTTTATAATCATAACCAACTGCTTTTATAACAATAGTAGGAACATCTGGTGCATCTCTAAGTATCGCTGATTTTATATATTGTAAACTTTTATTTCTATCTTTATTAAAAAGATTAACAATACCAGTTCTCATAATTTCTAACATGGTATCATAATCTTTTTCATATCCACGATTATTTGTTTTGTCATATGCAACTAAAAGTTTTTGGGTTATTGATTTATCTTTATGTCTACCAGTTTTACCACCATCGAAATTATTAATTGAAGGCATACCAACAATTTTTGAATATACTTGTGTATATGCAGTTTGTCTTAATGTTTGCAAATCTTTATCTTCATTAAAGAACTTCCAAACTGGTCTAACATATGTGTTGAGTTGTGGTTCTTTAGATTTTTTTTTACCAGCTTTTAAACTGACACCTAAAAACTGCATATTAGAACGACCACCAAATTTTATAAATACATCGCCTGGATGATTACCAGGCACACCAGCTGGTTTTGAACTTGGTCTATATCCCCAATAAACTTGTTCTATAGGTTTACTTTTACTTGTGTCATAAAGATACTTGGTTATTGCAATCGCATTACTCATCTTTTCTTCATACTTTGAAGATGATTCTGCATTATTTATTGTTTCTTTTGCAGATTCTTTATCTTTTGAGTGTATACAATTCATTTTATTAACATCAATTGACATTAAATATTCCATAAAGTCTTGTACAGACTTTGGATTATAATTTGTTTCAAATGCAATACAAGGGAATAATTCTGTAATACTAGAATTTAGTGTGGTTTCTTGCATACCACCAGAAAGTGGTTTAACTTCTATTCTAAACTTCTGTCCATTATGTGTACCAGAAATTGGGTCAACACTAGAAGAACTACTGATGATTGAAGCTTGAACACCTGCATGAGTCAACTTTCTTAAAATTTCATCTCTATCGTTATCTCTATCACTAGATTTTACTGTAATAACAACTGTTTTAGATGTGCTTTTTTTAGTATTAATTTCGTGAGTATAACCATTTAAAACTTCATCTGGTAAGTCTACTTGCTCAGATAAAGTTGAGGCAATTGATTTTGCTTCATACAAATTTTGAACCTTATCAAAAGAATTTGTAAACTTTATCGGTGTGCCTCTTGTCTGTTCTACAAGAGTTCTTATGAATGTGGACATTCAATTACTCCATTAATTTTATAAGTATTTATTCATGCATAATTCTTAAAAATGGGGGAATACAATCTTCTCCAAATGTTGGCGATTGATTTTGCAAACTAATCCAAATTTCAGCCTCTTCTTGAGAACGAAAGTCACGAATCCTCTGATTAATATCATTGTCAACAGCGATGTATGGCCAGTCCATAGACGTTTCATCTATGTCTAGATAGTATTTAAACTTTGAGATTAGAGAACTTTTCATATCTTGATCCTATCGTTGTTTTATCAAATGTTGGTATATCTTCTTCCTCTTGGCCTGTATCAACTAAATCTTCTTGGGCACTTAGGTCTACATCATACAACTTCATTTTTGATCTGTCAACCCCTAAAACAAATCTTTTATTAACTGTAGGATCATTATATCTATTCTTTAATTGTTTGACTAGTATTTGATTTAAATCTTCCATCTCTTCTGTGGATATTAAAGCAAACATAAAGTCAGCAGTTGCAGGCAAACCAAAACTCTCAGAAGTATCTTCTAATCCAATATCTGATGATATGAATCCACTTCTAGTAGTTTGTGTTGCAGAAACAATAGGTAGTTTATATTCTACTGCAAGTCCTCTTAACTCTTCTGCAATAGATTTTATAATAGTATATGTATTGATATTACTCCCACCTTTGAATCTACTAGATGTACATATATTTAGATAGTCTATGAAAATAATATCTGGTTTGAAATCTCTTTTTATAGATAATTCTTGTAATAATGCACGAAAATGATTTGCATGAGCAGAGGCCGTTGGATATTCTTTTACGATTAGTTTGCCATTAGTCTTTTTCATAATCTTAGCAATCTTATCTTCATACATTTTCTTTGGTAAATTATGCAAATCTTCCATAGAGATATTCATAAGGTTTGCATCTATTCTTTCTGCAATCCTTTCTTCTGCCATCTCCAAAGTTATATACAAAACATTCTTACCTTGAGATAAACAGTTTGCAGCCAGATGACACATAAACAAAGATTTACCAACACCAGTTCCAGCAAGACAAATATTTAAAGTCTTTTGTGGTAATCCACCTTTTGTTATCTTGTTGAAAAACTCAAGGTCAAAAGGTATTCGTTTTTCTACTTTATGAAGAAAGTCAAATCTTTCATTCGCATCATCTATATAATCATGACCGACACGATTATCAAAACTCACACCAAGTGCCTCTGTTAAAAGAGATGGTAATGCATCTGGGTTTCTTTTCTTATCTTTTCCCTCAATGATTTGAATACCATCAACGATTGCATTATAGATAGCTCTATCTTTACAAAACTTTTCTGTTGTATCAAGAAGCCAATTATCATCAATCTCTTCTTTTTCAAAAGATTCTATGTTACTTTGTATTGATTTAAATTGTTCATCTGTTAAATCTTTTCTATTTTCTATCTCCACAGACAAAGATGTTTTAGACGGCACTTTATTATACTTGGAGATAAACTTTTCTATCTCTTGAAATAAAACTTTGTCTTGTAAATTTTGAAAGTAAAAATCTTTTAGAAAAGGTAAAACTCTTCTGGCGTAATCCTCATTCCAAATGAGGTTCTGTAGTATTGTTCGTTCCATGCTCATCTATTAGTTTTGTTAATATATCACCTATGATATCAAAAAATTCATCTTTAAATTGATGTCTAGGTATTCCGTTATTCTCTATTATATCAAATTCAAATTGTAATGTCAACTTATCATTTTCTTCTTTTGGTATAATTTTTCCATACTTGTAAATAACACCTGCAAATCTACCTGATTTAATTCCTATGCAAGTATGGTCGTGTTTTGGTGATTCTACAAAGGTATATTCAACTGTCATTTATATCATTAAAGTTGCCAAATCACATAAAGCCATTCTATGTAATCCGTTCACAACTCTTGCTCCAAACTTTTTTGTGTATTTATTTTCTTCTTTAAATAAAACATAATTACTATGAGATTTCACACAATCAAATTTACTCTCTAAGTAATGTCTTGTATCAAGCCAATCATCAACATACGATTGTTGTTTAGGTAAAAGTTTTGGAATTACAAGTTCAGAAACTTTTGAAGTGACATATGGTTGTCTGTAATATTGTAATGTTTCTGTTATCTCTTCATTTGCAACAGCAAATCCAACTCTTAACCCTGCAACACTTAACGACTTAGATAAACTTTTTACCTTTATTAAATTAGATGTATTTTGATGTAATAAACTTACCTCTGGTGAAAAATCTGTATATACTTCATCATGTATAACATATTTAAATCTATCTGTCAAGTTTTTTGTGTCATAAATTTTACCATTGTTTCCATTAGGATTTGAAATGTATATAGCTGCATTTTTATCGTATATATTTTCTATGTGTTCTATTGATTCATATACTTTACCATACCATTGACAATAAATTTCAAACATACGATAAGATGGTTCAACAACATAATATTTTTTAACTGGTAATATTCTAACAAGTCTATCTAATAAATCTGATGCTCCTATCCCTACTGAAACACGATTAATATCTAAGTTGTATTCTGAACAAACTGCTTCGTAAATTTTATAGTCATTCGCATAATCGTGAATATCAGCATTAACTAATATGTCTTGAATATCTTTTATGAGGTGATAATGATAAGGTACGTTTTGAGATAAATCAATAGACGCTGTTGACTCTCTCGGCACTCTCCAATCCAAATCTCTCTTTCCATAAATCAACGCTTTGTTCTCCCATCAAAATTCCATTTACATTACAATTTGCACAAGATTCTAATTCTTGTCTTTTACCCTCTATGAGTTTTTTTCTAACATCTAAAAAACTTTTGTCATTCCAAATATCTGAAACATCTCTTTGATGTATGTTTCCAAAAGTCTTTTGTTTTCTTGACCAATCATTTTCACAAAGTAAAATATCTCCGTTCCAATCTACGACCATTTTATAAGTTGTAATATAACAAGGTCGTGCAATCTCTTGTTGGCCTAATATCCCACCTCTATTATTGTGTAAATATTTTTTATAATCACCTGTTCCATCATCATACTTATCTCTAATTCTATATGGTATTCCACAATCTTTTACTATTTCTTTTGTTTTTTTAACTTGTTCCTCACCATCATAACAATCTATCATTATAGAATCTACACCTAAATCTTTTATTAATATTCTTCCATTTAAAATTCTATCTCCGTTTGTTATTAGCTCTGTATGAAAAGGACTAAATTGTTTAATAATCTTTTTTATTTTAGG